CGTTCGTATCATTTACCCGCTATGTATTCGCCGATAGGTATGCAACCATGGTACAAATGTGTTAGCGCTTACTTAAAAGGTTTCGACCATGAAACCAAAAAGGTTAAAGATATCGGAAAGTATCAAGTTTTTTATAATAATATTCTAGCCGAACCGTTCGAAATCATGGGAACAAAAGTTAACTTTACACAAGTGTCCGCACATAGGCGCGCGGTTTATCGTTTGGGCGAAATTCCAAACGGGTACGCGGCGAAACATTCCGGGTCCGTTATATTATTTTTAACATGTCTAGTTGACGTACATAAAAATAATTTAGCGGTTAGCGTTATGGGGTGGACCCGTAACATGCGTAGTTATGTTGTAGATTATTGGCGGTTTGAAGTTGATAACGACGAGGACGATTGCAGCGAATTGAGTAGCCCGGTATGGGGACGACTGCGGACGTTAATCGAGGAAACAACATATACCGCCGACGACGGAAAAAAATATCGAATATTGTTAACGTTAATTGACGCCGGTTATGCTAACGATACGGTTACAAGTTTTTGCAGCGACTACGCGTCGGGTGTGGTTCCGATTTTAGGTCGCGACCGCCCGGCAAAAAATCAAACGATTAAAGAGTTTACCGAATTCACAACGCAAGCCGGTAAAGTCGGTTATAAAATTGTGGTGGACCATTATAAAGATAGGTTGTCACCGGTCCTGCGTCGCGATTGGGTCGAGGAAGCCGGGGAACAACCGGACTACCATTTTAACGCCCCGGTAGATATCAGCGACAAGCAATTAAAAGAATTGACCGTCGAATCCCGGCGCGAGAAAAAGGACCCGACCACGGGCGTAATAACGTATTTTTGGTATCGTCCCGGTAATGCTCGTAACGAATTATGGGACCTGTTAGGTTATGGACATGCAGCGGTGGAAATTATCGCGTATCAAATTTGTATACAACATTTTGAACTCGACACGATAGATTGGTCGAAGTTTTGGGATTATATCGAAACCGGGGCGCTTTACTATTCCGAATAAGTGTATATACTGTAAATTATTTTATATTCCACGGGCGCCGTTATGCCGATATCCGACACGTTTTTAACCGATAGAATAGCCGCAACCGAGGCGCAAATTACTGCGTACGAAACGGCTATAGAAGCGTTTGCGACTAATGGCGCTATTCAAACGTATAAACTCGACACCGGGCAAACTGTACAAACGGTTACGCGTTCGGATTTAGCAGATTTAAATAAAACGCTCGATATTTTATATAATCGCCTTTCTACATTATGCGCGCGCCGTGATGGTGCCGCGTCGGTGGTACGTCCCGCATGGTAAGTGATAAAATAAAACTCGCAATAGCGCAAGCGACCGGCGGTTCCAGTATCCCGGACGTTATTCTCGGTCCCGTTAGCGACGGCAATCTCGACGCACTCGACATTAATAACCTGCAGGCATACGCCGGGCAATCATCATTTAGTAATTGGGAACATTCAATCTATGACGGCGCTAAATTTTCGGGCGGTTTCGGTTTAACGCAAGTACAACAAGTCGATTACTGGACCCTACGCGCGCGCTCGTCGCAATTATTTAACGAGAATCTATACGCGCGCGGACTTATCCGCCGACTCGTTACAAACGAAATTAACACCGGGTTAACTCCCGAATCGATGCCCGAATCTAATATCATCGGCGTCGATGAAACCGGGTTAATAGATTGGTCCGAGAATGTGGAAACGCGGTTCGGTCTATGGGGTAAAAATCCGAAGTTATGTGATTTTAAACGTAACCACACTTTCGGCGAACTACAACGCACCGTACGTCGGGAGGCGTTAGTTAGTGGCGACATACTTGTCGTGTTACGACGTAACAGTACGACCAATTTACCGCAAGTACAATTAATAAACGGTAATAAAGTACAGACACCCTTCGGCGACGACGCTAAAATCCGTAAGGGGCACGAAGTTAAACACGGTGTAGAATTTGATAGGTTAGGTCGTGTCGTTGCACACTGGATTAAACAGGATAACGGCGAAGGGTTTAAACGTATGCCCGCGTTTGGTGAAAAGTCCGGGCGTAAAATATCATGGCTAGTTTATTTCACCGATAAACGTTTAGACGAAGTACGCGGGCAACCAATTTTAGCGCTCGTTATGCAATCGTTAAAAGACTGCGACCGATATCGCGATAGTGTTTTACGTAAATCCGTTATTAATTCTTTAGTCGCGATATCGGTCGAAAAAACCGACGCTAAAATGGGAACGTTGCCGCTGCAGGGTGGTGCAGTCCGTAACGATACCGCAACAATAACCGACGGTGACGGCGGTACACGTAAACTAAATGTCGCGCAAATGTTGCCCGGCGTTACTATAGACGAGTTGCAAGTCGGCGAAAAACTTAATATGCACGGCGGCGAAGGTACGGACATGAACTTCGGCACGTTCGAGGAAGCGATTATCGTCGCTATCGCGTGGGCGAATGAGATACCCCCGGAAATATTACGCCTCGCGTTTAGCAACAACTACAGCGCGTCGCAAGCGGCAATAAACGAATTTAAAATCTATTTAAATCGCGTGTGGGTAGATTTTGGCGAAACATTTTGTACGCCTATTTATATCGAATGGTTGCTCGCTGAAACATTGACACAAAAAGTTATAGAGCCGGGGTTATTGCAGGCGTGGCGGTCCCCTAATCAGTACGATGTATTCGGCGCGTGGGTTATGGTCGATTGGTACGGCGCGATTAAACCTTCGACCGATATGTTAAAACAGAGTAAAGGTTCCGAATTACTTTTAAAAATGGGACTATCTACACACGCGCGCGAAGCACGGGGCGCGACCGGTACTAAATTTACGCAGAATATAAAACGATTAAAAACGGAAAATGCTTTAAAAGCCGAAGCAATGCGACCGCTTTTAGAATTACAAAAAGAATTCGGAACGATTGAAACCGACGCGGCGTTAGAAGCAGTAAATGAAGCGGCGACAATATTACAGTTAGTAGCGGACGATTTGAATAATGCCACCTAGACGTAAATTTCAATTTAGTAATAATCAAGCGTTCGATATTGCAATCGGGTTAGGGTTAATCGAAGGTGTAGACGAATTTTCTACAGCGGGTTTTTCAGGTGAGACATTAACAGTCGGTGAAGAAACCGACATTACTACAATACCCCGTATAGATTTAGACACGACTACTATACCGGGATTCGCCGAAATATTTTTACCGAATAATAACGGCGAAGCTATGGAAATTAGTAGCGACGACCCGGCGGATACAGGCGATGTTCAAATATTCGCGTTAGGTCCGGGCGGTACGTTGTTGGCGCCTTTCGAATTAACGTTACAAGGTACTACACCCGTCGCGTTACCGGGTCTACCGTCACGTATTAATTTTATGCGTAATTTTAGCCCGGCGGGATTTGACGGTACTATTACAATACGCGCCGCCGGTGCCGGTAACACGTACGCTAATATGTTGGCGATATATCAAAATATGACGACTTGCCACTACACCATACCCGCCGGTAAGAAAGGGTTATTAAAAACGGCGGTCGGTTCGATGCGTAAACAAGGCGGAACTGATACTGCTATGGCGATATTAATACATGTAAAACCGATGGAATTTGTAAAATATAATCACCCGTTTGGTTTCGGTTTACAACGAAGCGGCGCAACTACAGTACCGCTTATTAACGCCTACCCGGAAGCTATCGACGGTCCGTTCGATGTAGGTATGTCCGCTAACGCGTCGGCGTCTGGTGCGGAAGCGGCGGGACGTATTGCCGGTTTAATAATTGACATTTAAATATTATGGAGAGTAACATGCAACCAATTATAAGAGGGTTACGATAATGTGGCTATTAGAATTACAAGTCCGACTCGCGTTAGAAGCGGCAATCGCTGCAGGTGCGGGACCTAACGACGAACAACAAGCGCAACTCGAAGCGTCGAACATGTCGGCATTAACCGATAGTGCATCCCGGATATTTAAATCGGCGGGTAATACTGCAGAAATTTCGGTAACGGGTGTACTCACAAACAAACCTAATTT